GTTAGAGTCTACCCCTATAGCCAGAACATCGTAGTTGCCTAAAAAATTAACTATCTGGAAGTATTGCTCTTCCCAGTCATCTCCTTGAATTTCTAACCAATTTAAAATACGGTGGTCGTAGTAGCCAAACTCATCCGGCCTATCCCAGTCAACCCATACAACTGTTACTACCGTTGAGTCCATTTTTCTAGCGGGGTCGATGCCAACAACTACAGGGGATCTATGCCAACTCTTAATAAGCTCTTGAGAGGTATCCCCTAAATCATCCATAATTGAAGAGGTAACGAACATTCCTCGTTCTAGTAACCATTTACAGTTGTAGGACAGTTGGAACTCATCGGAATCTTCTCCAATACGTAGCATTTCTTTTTTAATAAACTTTTCATAGTTTGTGTTGACTTTTGCTACGTCACGCCAGTCCCATTGAAAATGATTTTGTTTGGCGGATCTTCCAGTTTGGCGGCGTTTGTTTAATTGAATAGCCCGGTAGAAGTTGTTCTTTATTGTGCTAGGGGTTCCGGTCTTTACAATGGTGGCGTTGTAGTACGCACCCATCGGAGCAATTGACTTAGATACTACGAAGTCATCTGCTTCTTGACACTCATCAATAATAATAAGGTGGAAAGACTTAGATTCAATCTTTGCACGAGGGTTAGCGGTCATCATCATAAGAGTACTGCCGCTGTGCTTTAACTTGATGTTTCTAATAACTCCTGGACTTTTAGTAGCCATGTCGTCGATCTCAGGGTCTCCCAGTACCTCTAACGCTCTTTCGCTAGTAAGGCGGGATACTGTACGTCCGTACAGGGTTTCAACCTGAGATTGAATTGGGGCAAACATACCCACCCAAATACCGTCACCGAACTTACCTAATAAGTCTGGGTACATTTTGGCAAGTTTAGGGAGGATAACCATAAGTGTAGCTACAGTATTTGCAATAGTTTCTGATTTACCCGACTGACGAGAAGCAAGTGCAGTTACCTCTTCACCGTCATTGATAATGACAGATTCGATAATTCTACGGGCTAAGGGCGCTTGATAAGAGTGCAGCTTATATCCAACCAGCATTTCTTGGAACTGCATAATTTTCTCTACCAGTGCTTTTACAAACTCTTTTGATAGTTCGTCAAGCTCATCCGGTTCTTCTTCGGGTAGATCATCCTCTTCCTCATCAAAGATGAGGTCTTCGGGATCTATCTCTTCAAATTGATCGCTATGTTCAAACTCACTCATTAGGGGTTTCTTTTCTTTAATGTTTCAAGAATAACGTGCAGCGCCTCTGCGCCCATACGAGCTTCTTCTAAAGCGTAGGCATCTTGCGTTTTTTGCCAGACAGATAGATTTTTACCTATAGCGTATAGGGCGTTTTCAATCCAAGGTAAAAGTTCAGTAGTAGGAAGTGATTCAACACGTTTTTCAATCTTAGTGCGCTCACGTTCAGGATTACGCTTCTTCTTAAACATTGTCCCCATCTTTTGCTCCGTATCGTATGTACTCCCAGTCAACTTCTTCTTCTGGAAGATATCTGCCTCGTATAGCGTTTGTTAGTGCCTGTCCCTCATCAAACCTAGCGTTCCACTTACCGATAACTATAGCCAGTCTAGTGAGTGGCAGCCTAATTGATACCCCAACTCCACCTCTATAAGGTTCGGCTATTTCTTGAGTTTCTGCTCGTTCCCAAAACTCTTTAGGCTTTACAGGGTAGACAAGCGTGTGCCAATAGAACGGCCCCACGTCTCTTGGATTTGCCACGATTAGTCCTCACAATTATGATCATCTACTTCTTGTTCACGTAATACTGCATCACATACTTTACACCTAAACCAACGCACGGCTTGAAAATTATTCTGCGCTGTTCCGCCAACAGGAACATCCACCCCGCCATCTGGCTGTGGGTGGTAGTCAGTTACAACTGGTGAGGACTCAAATAACTCTGGTGGGAAAGGTCCCTTAGGCTGATGCGCTGTTTCCGGTACGGGATGCCCTTGCCGCGTAACGATGCGCTCTACCCTCATTCCTTTTCAACAGGTGTTTCAGTCTTCTTTGCAGACTTTTTATCAGAAACTTCTTCTACTTTAACCTCTGGTGCCGGTGCTTCTACTGGTGCAACAGCCTCTACTATAGGCTCAATTGCTGTATCTACCTGGACTTTTGGTGCATTCCATGGAGCTGACCATTGTGACATGTGATATTCCTCTCAAATTAAGAAACTTTATTCTACACGTAGTTCTTGGTTGCTGACCCCCTGTAGTTACTGCTAGGGTTTAGGTATGGCCAGAGCAATCTGGTCATCAGCACCTCCGTAACAAAAGGGTTGCAGACCGAACTTGGCAGAAAGAGGCTGAGTTGCTTAGTATGTGTGACAGGCATACAAAGTCAGGACTGGCCTTCTAGCCTAGGAGACCGAGTGCAAAGTTATGAAAAATCGCATTTAACAATGCTAGTCCTGTACGGACTACTGATAGTTGGAGTACCAAACGCTTTAGCGGCAGAAAAAGCCCCTATAGTAGACGGATCTACAGCTACAGTTAAAATTATAGACCCGTTAGACAAGTACCGCGGAGCCACCGAGCTCACTGATACGGAACTTGTAGACATGCTATCGCTGGTTGGTTTTAAGGGTGAATCCTTAAAAATGGCCTGGTCGGTAGTCATGAGGGAATCTCGAGGTAACCCAACATCCCGAAACAATACTCCAGGTACTGGGGACAATTCCTATGGATTATTCCAAATTAACATGATTGGTAATTTGGGAGAAGTTCGTAGGGAAAAATTCAATATCGCAAAAGACAGTGATCTATTTGATCCAGTAACCAATGCCAAAGCGGCCTTCTATATGACGGCTCGTGGAACGAATTGGGGCTCTTGGGGATTAGGTCCTGACGCCTACGATGGTTCTCCAGAAGAACCGAGTGTTACAAAATGGTTGGATGACTTTCCAACAGTAAAATAGAAAAGGCCCCGAAAGGGGCCTTTTTTATTACTTACCTAAACCTGCTCTTAATTCCCCTGCTCGACTTGTTAGGCCACGCATAGCTGTTCTTCCCCGCTTTGCAACTTCTCCTCCAACTTCTTTAGCCTTAGTGTGTACTTCAGCACCTATCTCTTTAGCTTTAGCTTGAACTTCTGGATCTTTAGCTGTGTCTATTCCTTTTTGTACTGCTGCGCTTACGCCTTTTTTAATTAGGGGTGCGGCCATGGTTCCAAGGATTGGGTGTGCAACAACAGCTGCTCCCGCAGCTAAATTTCCAGCAGCTGCTGCAGGATTGTCAGACTTTGCAATGTCAGATACCGCTCCAGCTACTTGTGCAAGCTTACGCATTTTCATTTGTTTACTTCTTTCTTTTAAAAGCGTCTCTAGGGTCTGCGTTAAACGAAGTGCCTTTACTTAAACCACCTAGAGAATTATTTTTTTTACCCTCTATTTTTTTATCGTTACTTTTATTAGAGTTCTTAGGCCCTGTTGGACCTTTTGGGGGGTTCTTAGGTGGGTTGCTTCCACCACCAGCTGCTGCAACTTTAGGTTTATTTTTTTTCTTAGTTACAACTGTTGTCCCAGGACGTGGTCGATCTTCACGCTTAGGTAACCCTATTCCTCGGTCACTGTCACTTAAACCTATTCTACCTACGGGCTTTAATCCCATGCTGTCAAATTGTCCCATTAGTTGCCCCTTTTTTTAGCTCTCCGCTTATTTTCTTTAGCTGTGTTCTTGCCTTTATCGAGAACCTGTAAGTTACTACTCCTGTTATCGCTGTGTTTGCTGTTTATGTGGTCCACAGTTTGATTTCTAGACCTAAGCTTTCCGTGTTCTTTTTCGTATTTAGCTCTAGCGGCATTCTTAGAGGTTGTGTGCCACTTACCGTTATCATCTTTATAGTGCTCTACAATGATCTCTCTACCACCGTTTTGCTTAGAACCTTTATAGACTTTACCTTTAGCTACTTCTTTTTTCTTAGTTGCCATTTTTTTCAACTTTCTTAGCTCTTGCAGCTCTAGCTTCTTTAGAGTTTCCGTTTTTAGCGCCATAATTTGTAATAGGTTTAGTTCTAGTA